TCTGCATGGTCTTCTGCATGCTGGAACATCCTTTCAAAATCCCCCATATTAAACCTCGGTATTATAGCCATATCCTCGTGTGTAACTGGTCTTTAACAAAGTTTACGGCATTCCCCTCTAATCTCAATTCTTCCCCATTCCAAACCTGCACTTTTGTACCTTTGTCTATGTTTTTAATAGACTTCGGAGCGTATATTACAGAAGTCTGAATGTAAAACTCGCCATCTTCGGTTTGTTTCTTGGATGTTGAGCCTTCATCTCGGCAAACTCCAAAATCCACCCATTCTGATGTTCCTTCTGTCCATTCTGCCGTAGACTCATCAAAATATCCTTCAGAATGAATTAGCACCTTTAGTCTGTATGGATATTGCTTTACTGCCATTTGCTTGTAATGTCTTTTATGCTATTGTTTTGCTCCAACATGTTAGGTTTCCCCAATTTCCCACAAAGAAAATTGTAATAACTTCTGATTAAGTCCTTATCAAAACTAACAGAATAACCGCCCTCTGAAATACTGCTTGGCTGCATCATAATGTCAGGGATTACATTGTAGAAAAACAAATCCAAATTAGTCTCTCTCCCTACCACATCAGAAGAAGATAGCCCCACTCTTTCAAGTTCGACATCTATTCTGTTCGCTGATAAATCCACAGACCAAGTCGCCAATTTTTCCTTAATGTAATCCCCTATATTCATTATGAAAGTTTAGTTTTCAAGATAAGTTTCTGTCTTGTGTTGTTAAGCACTGGCGTAGCAAACGCAGTTCCCTTTGTAAGCACTCTCATTGGGTTTGCTACTCCCAATACAGACACTAAAATGAAATCATTAACAGTTGTTTTTGAAGTTTCATTTAAGTCAATGTTTGCCTCTGGAGAAATGGTATATTGCGTAGCACCGAAATCTGTTGAAGTTGCCAAGTGGATATTTCCAAGTTCCCAACCGCTGGTAGCTGTAATGCTTCCATCTTTCGCCTCTTCGTTTACATAACTTTCCCAAATGGTAATTGTTGGTAAATTCTGAGCAGCCAAAGCTGTGTTCAACTGAACCAATGTAGGCTCTTGAGAAATTCCCAATGCATTTTGCGCAAAAGATGCTGTAAATGCAACTACTTTTTTAGACTTCACAAACTGGTTGAAAGTAGCCAAATCCATTACCGCAGTAGTGTATCGGAATCCTTTCTTAAGTGCTTCTGCTTGTGCTTTTCTAAAATCCTCAATAGGGTCAAATGTATCCTTGTTTGCAGGCAAGAACCAGTCCAAAGATGCATTTTCTGTTTTCACTTTAAAGTCAATCTTTACTCCATCCTTTACGATGTATTGACCTTTTGACAATAGTGATTTTGCCATATGCTCCAATCTCGCATTGATAGCATCCACTACAAAAACACCATCATCATAAATAGCATTGATAAGCTGGCTTTTGATGTTAGTATTGTTAGGATATAGAGCAACAGCGTTTCTCAATTCATTGATACGGAAGAAGTCTCTTTCGTTTTTAGACCTACCTACTTCAATCTTCGGAATTTCTCCCTTAACCTTTTCGATAAACTCTCTCCCTTTTAAAGGAACATTACTGTCTAATGCTACCACATCAGCCATTACTTTTGCTCCTAATTCTCCCTCCAAGTTTCCAAATGTCAGCCCTGCGCTAAAAGCCGTAGGGAAAAAGTTGAAAACCTGCAAATTTCCAAGCGGATTAGAATTAAGGATTGCTCCCATATCCGCCTCTCTAAACTCTGGAATAATTGTATTTGCGTTTATTACACTCATGTTTTAGTTTTTTAAATGGTTTTTAGTTTTTACCTCTTTAGATTTGAGTAATTCTTGGCAACGCTGTTTTTAAGAAAGCCGCACCTGCTTTTTCTTTATCAGGTAAAGCATTTACTCTCACTATTCCTGCTACTACGACAGAAACTAATGGATAGTCATCTATCACGATGTCTGACATGGTAAGCCCTACGGCATCTTTTACATTCGCTGCAGTCAATGCATCTTTTATAGGCTTATAAGTTCCGTTTGTGTGTGGAACTACTACTGTTCCAGCTGGAATAACTCCATCTGTAAATCTTGCTGATGCTTCTGTTTTGTCAATATGCACTCCGCCTGGAATGGTAGCATCAACTTGGTCAAAGACAACAATCTGTCTTCCTTTTCTGAAATCTGTGTTAATTCCCTTCATTGTTTTGAGTTTTTTGTTTAATATATGCTTGAACATCAGGGCTTATCTCTTCTGCTTTGATGTCTTTTCCGCCAAAACTTGGAGGTTTTACATCTCCTAATTTTGTGTCGTTTAATTGCTGCAGATATCCAGCCTCCGCTTCTTTTACCGAGTTAGCAAATGTTTCTATTTCTTCATCGTTTTGGAATGTTCTCCCTGCGATTTGAAGTTTGTAGAAGTTTTCATTTACTCCCAGTTCTTTGAGTTTAGAAATCAATTTCTGCTCGTTGCTTAAGTTTTGTTTGTCCTTTTCGAAGCCCTCTACTTTTTGGGATACTGCCGTGAAGCCTTCCATTAGTTTTTTTGCCCAGTCTGGCATTTCATCATTTGGTTTTGGTTCTTCTTTTGGCTCTTTTGGAGCTGGTTCAGCAGGTTTCCCTTTTTCAAGTTCTTCAATCTTGGCTTTGTAGGTTCTGTTTTGGTCTGCTATGGACTGCTGGACTTTCAACATCCCCTCTACCCCCGCAACAGCGGTTTCAATTTCGCTCTCTTCTTTGACCGCTCCGCTCAAAAACTCTGCGGTAGCTTTCAAAACATTTTCACTTAACCCTAAATCTTTATATTTAGTTTTAAGTCCTTTTAAAATTTGTTCAAACATGAATTTATAATTTTTATTTAGGTTCAAAAATACTTTAAATAACTTTGCTTATTTATTTTAAAATAAGTATTTTAGCACCATAAATTAAAATTTAAATTTTAAAAACCGCTTTTTGATACAATGGAGGATATTTTAGATAGGAAAGTAACGGATTTGACTGTTTTTGAATCGATGAAATACGCTTACCTTGTTTCCATGTCATCAAAAATAACAATGAATTTAGCCGACTTTTGTGAAGCAACAGGACAGGATAGAAGAAAGGTTTATTCTTTATTGAAATCAAGATACTACCCTGAAAAGTTACTCTCTGGCGGATATGCAAGTTTGAAACAGCGGAAAAGCCCAATATTTATAACCGAAGAAGTTTTAAAATGGTTAAGATAAAAACACAATTAGAAACCAAATTAGATTTAGAAAAGAGGAAAGAAATTATAACAGCAAAAGCAAGTTACAAAGGACAGGTTATCATCCTCTTTAAAGCAGAAGTATCCAATGGCAAAGTAAAAATATTATAATCATGAATAAAACATTTAATTTTTCAGAATTTTTGATGAACAAAGGGTTTTCTTTTACGAATTATGGAACACATAACCTCCATGAAATAAAAACAGAAAAAGGTTATTTTTGTGTAAATCTACAAGGTGAAACAATGACCACAAAGAACAGCGAACCTGAAAGCCTAAAAGTAGATGTTCCTACGCCAACAAATGAAAATGAAGCCGAAGAATGGCTGGAAGAATTTTTAAGCTAAAAGCTCTAAGTTTTGTTATACTTTATTTTTCTTAACTATGCCACCAGTTCTGCTGGTGGTTTTTTAATGAAAAAAGCCCCCATAAAGGGGGCTGAGTTCAATAAATAAAAAATGAAAAAAGATAATATATACTTTTCAAATATAATTTATTTTCGTAAAAAAACATATAATTATATTATTTTTTTGTATCTTTGTTCTGCAAAGAACTGAAAAGGGCTTTGAAGTCAGGCTTGCGTAGTCGGGCGTAACTCAGGCGGTAAGTAGAGTAACATCTATCTACCGCCTGTTTAAATTAATAGAAATATAGCTTATCATCTTTCAAATATACAATTATAGTTTTAGTGTAATTTTTACTTTTTAGAATTGCGTTTGCTCTTATTTTCATAATTCTTTCTGTTAATTCTTTGTCTAATCTACTATCAGAAATAATAGCAACCGACCCCTGCTTACTTGCTTTGTTTGCGTTTCCCTCTATGTTTTTAATTGAAGATGGACGCTTTACATCATAATATTTATTTCCTATTCTTAAATCAGGATTGGAGGTTTTAGATTGTAAGTTTGGAAAAATAACATTTCTTATTGTCCTTTCATTTTTATAAACTTCAGGCATAAGTTCTACAATTTTTCCTTGTTCTGCAAAAAGTTTTGCTGCCCTCATAATATCTTCGTAATCTTCGCCTCTCTTGATTAGTTTGTGCTGTAATACCTTACCTCCATTTCCATATTCATGTAGAGTGTCAAATTGCTTTTCTCTGTCAAGAAGTAAAATATTTTTTTCTCGTTCTCGTTTTGTATCTCCTTTCCAATACTTCTCGTTCCACTCCATAAACTCTGGCTTACGCTTCCAATTCTGCATTTTATCCTCATTCTCCTTTATCCAGTCTTTATATTGCTTTGGCACATCAGCCACAAAGTTTTCTGATGTTTCAGGCGGCAGATTTAGCCCATTTTTAAGCTCACGGATAAACTCTGCATCAGTCTTCATAATGGTTCTGCGGTGGCACATGCAGTTCACATGCCATTTATCCCACTTGAAATCTTTAGGATACACACCTTTCAGCTCATCACACATATCATAAATTCTATGGCTTGGCGAAAGGTGTATTTCGACTCCTACAATGTCGTTATTCTGCTCTATTCTAAGTTGTTCAGATGTTCTGTATGCGGTGTTGATTTCATTTCGTGCAAGT